TCAAAACGGGGTTCGTCCTCTAACAATCCCGCCTTTCCCGTTGTCGCTCCCGTTGTAATTACTTCAGTTGCGGCCAAGCCGATTTCCAATTGGGCGTCTTGGATGTAGATGGTTCCTGCCGTTGAGCCACCAAAGTTTGGATATATAGTGACATTGGTAATTGTTTGACTAAAAGTAATAGACAATCTCCACCATCCTGCTCCAACACTTGTTGCTTTAGATTCAATGATACCACCTGTTTCTCCACTTATTGTTCCATTATCAAGATTAAATGTCGCTTGAGGAGATGTACTTCCTTGACCTCTGAAACTAACCAAATTAAGAGTACCAGACTTTGCGTATATGCTTATAGAGGCAACACCACTTGATGACACATTTCTCAGTAATTGGTCAAACGCTCCGCCGCTTTTTGTAATAAGCCAAGCATCGGTGCTGCCATCATAACCACTCTGCCCACTTGTTGATGTAATACCTGCTTTTGTCCATTGACTAAAATCATTAGAGTAAGTCAACAGATTCTCCCGCCCTTTCTCAATCAATCCCGTAGGGCCTACACGAGTAGCCGCAAGGTTTGAACCTCTTGAAAAGGTGAAGTCCCCGCTTCCGTCCGTGGGTTTGATGCTATAGGTCTTGCCATCTTTCCCTGCACCCGCTGAAGCAAGGTAGGCTAATGATGCATTACTAAAAAAACTTTCTGTAGCCATATCTTAAATTTCTTCTGATGGGTACCATTCAGCACCTAATGATTCTTCTATCGTTAGCGTAGCATCATAATTAGGATGCTTGAGTATTGCAAAATCCAATCCGTTGGGATGCTCTACGATGGTTGCCCAATTCGTAGTTGTTCCGTTGTATCCCTCGCCATTCTTTACAAGGGTGTTGTAGGCTTCCAAATCTGCCTTTGTTGTGCTTGTGTAGTACGCCATTAGTAGATTGAATAAAAGTCGTTAATGTTCGTTTCTATGCCCGTGCGATTTGAGGATTGGTCGGTGTCCCAAATAATAACTTCTTGAGCGTAGCCACTCATTGAATACCCTATGCTATTGTAACCATTCATTAAAGTATTAATCTTAAAAACTTTACCACTTGCACCACTTATAACTCCATTTAATGTCCCATTTCTTGAATGGTCAACATCTCCACCAACACGGAAAACATTTGAATTGTATTGTGTGTCTAATGCTAATGCTGTTGAATTAAAATAAATATTGAAGTTTTGCATTCTTGCTCGGTATTGTGCTAAAGATGCATTATAAAGAAAATTACTTCCGCCAAACCTATCGCCAAGAATCATTTTGTGGGCAGCGTATTGCAGAGTCGTGGCAATAAATAAATCAGTAGAAATGTTTAATTCCGTAGATAGTAATAATTGACCTGCGCCAGTACCTGCAATAGCGGGTTTTGAATTAAGTATGTAAGCCGTACCACTACTTACAATCTGCGGCTGATTTGATGCGCTCGTTTGCGTTGCATCATTACCATTCCCACTTTGGTCGTACCAAGTCGTTACAAAGGCATCCGTACCACTCGCAAAAGTCTCAAGCGTTGCCGTATCCAATTCATTGTTTGCAAACGCTATATCTTGCTCGGCATTATCCGATGCTCTACGAACACGAACGGCACTACCCGTATAACTTGTATCTAACAGCCTTAATGAGTATGCGGCTGCTGCACCACTATAGGTGTCTAGCAGCCCTGTGTATCCAACAAGATTTGCAGTATCCGTTACTACGTTACCATTACCTCCAGCACCAGTCAAGTAGACAGCTAATGTAACCTGCCCGTCAACAAGCGTAGACAAGTCAGCAACAACAGCTTGGATGTTTCCACTCATCACACCGCTTCCAGTAACTTCTGTAGCTTGTGAATCCGTAACCGCATAAGTATATGCGTACCCTGCGCCGCCAACAAGATTAATTCTAAACTCTGCTGAACTACCAACAGTTGCTGCACTCCATTCTACAGTGTATCCCGCAGGAGCCGCTGGATTAGAAGTGAGGTATGCCATATCCGTCTTTAGACAAGCAAAGGATTCTACGGTACCGCCGTCTGCCTCAACCCTTGATACAAAGGCTTTGGCTAGTACAACGTACGCTGGTGTGGCTACACCTCCTGTAGTTAATGATAACCCTAGACCTAACATAGCTTATGCTATATATGCAAGGACATCACCACTAACAACAGTAATGCTGCTGAACAATCCGTAGATAGTTACACCCGCAGGGATAGTCTCCGCAGTTAAGTCATCACCAGCCTCTGAGCTAAGTGTAATGCTTGCATCTGCTAGTACAGTGATTGCACGGTAGAATTCACCTGAAGTAGAGGTGTTTCCCGTTGTTAGTTTTCTGAATCCCTTCTGACCAAGAACTTGGCGTTGGAAGTTAGGGGTTGCGTTTACGTTTTCGTAAGCCATCGTATATCAAGTTTTAAGTTGTCAAGATCAATGCGCCTGTGCGCTAAATACCTGACAAAGATAATTATTATAACAACATATCCATTTGGTCCTCAGGAAGTTCACCGCGCTGTCCTTGACGCTGGCTAATGAGCTTTGATTGCTCAACCGCCTGCTTCTTCACGCGCTTGTCCTTTCTGTCTTCCTTCATCATTTCAGCTGAGGTCTTCACACGGCTTTCAATCTGCTGCTCAGCAACGCCGTACTCACCCTTCAATCTTTCAAGCTCCATACGCATCTGGTGTTCTAGCTGTGCCAACTGAGCCTTCATCTCAAACTCCATCTGCTTCTTCTGCATCTCTAGCTGCATCAATGCCTGCTCCTTCTGAACCTCAGCCTGTGCTGCTGCCTGTGCTGCTTGAGCGTTGGCTTGTGACTGCATCTGAATGTTCTGCTGCTGCATAGCTTGCTGCTGTGCGATACGCTTCTTACGGCGTATCACTAAGAGACGCTCTGCTTGGTCAATGTCCTTAATGTTACGGATGGCAATAGCATCTTCAAGATCAATCTCCTTCTGAGACAATGCAATCTGAATGTTCTGCTCCAAGTACTGACGGTCTCTATCGTTAAGGTCTGTCATCACCTGAATACCAAAGTTGTACATCGGCAGATCCTTGAAGCTGTTCAACACCTTCATATTGGTCTTGCCTATAGCCTTCTCATACACCTTATACAACACAGACTCACTAGGAAGGATCTGTAGACATTTTAAGATGTCTTCACAGACCTTCCGGTACAAAATCATAGATGCGTTGGTTACGTCGTACAGGGCGTTGTTTCCTGCAGCGACAGCCATCTGATTCACACCTACCAATGCCTCACCCTTAGGTGTGGTACCATCCATTACCTCATTGATACCCGTAGCATCACGGATCATACGTAGGTAGTGGTTGTAGAGAGCGATAAGCTCGTTGATGTTTCTAATGCGGTTGTCTATCTGTTGTACCGGTGGGTTTTGGAAACCACCTTCAGGGTTCTTACTGCGGTAGTAGAACACACCCGTTTGCTCGTAGATGTCTTGGATCTCTAGCGGTTGTAAGTCACCACCACGCCCTAGGTCTACGTTCTCTAGTCCTTCAATGTCAATGATGATACCATCCGGCTTACTCTTCGCGATAGCCTGCTGGATCTTTAGGTGGGACAGCTGCAACTGGTCGGCAAATCCTATGATGCTTGATACCAAGCTCTTAGGAATCATATTGCGGATGTTTGTAGCTACAACAGAGTACGACATACGCGCCTTAGTAAGGTCGTGGATGTTCTTAGGTACGTTGTTCTTTTGCGCATAGTTAAAGATGTGGTCCGTACCTACGATATAGATACCGCCGTATACCGTAGCGTTGTTCATCTGAACAGGCTCTCTATCGTACACGCTGTTCTTTGGTGACTCGTAGGTATTGCCCTTGTAGTAGAAGCCCATATTCCCGAAGCGTGATTGCTTCTTCTCGTAGACCATAGGGTCAACAGATAGGAACTCAAAGTCCAACACCTCAAGGGTGAACTCGTCGTAGCCGTAGTTATAACGGCTTAGACGCTGGTCGTAATAGTTCTCCATAAAACGAGAGGCATCGTTACCGTACTTATTCATTACGGTCTTTGCAATCTTCTCGTACTGCTCCTCACTAAACTGATCACCAGCCAAACGCTTAAGCTCTTGGATAGAGATGCGCTTCATATGACCGGCATATACAATGTCAGAGAATGTAGGATCGTCAGTGTAGCTGTGTAGGAAGAATGCTGGGTCTACGTACTCCTCTTGGATGCCGTAGTTCGGGTCATTGCTACGCTTGGTAACAGCCATACCACAATTCACTAAATCCTCAACAGCTCTACGGTACACACGCTCATCAAAGTTGTTCCAGCTCAGCGTCATATTTGTAGCCAGCTGTGCAGCAATCTCTGCGTCGGTCTTTACATTAGTGTCTAGGAATATCTCTACCTCTTCAGGTGTCTGTGGTAGCTTGCTTGGATCTACATCCACTTCTAGCCCTGCAGCCTTAGCTTCTTCAAACATCTGTTTGTTCTCAATGCGTAAGGCAATCTTTTTCTTCTTGATATCTTTCTCACTCTGAGAGAGCGGGTCCATTGCCTCAACCTGTGGATAGCGGTAAGAGGAAATGATTTTATTGACAACGATCTTAGCGAACTTAGGGATGATAGGTACTGGTGTCCAGTCCAATGTCATCATCGTCCCATCACCATTATTAGGATCTAGGGAATTAAGAATCTGTTTATACACTGAGGTATCTTGCGTACCGTTAGCATACTCACGAGAAGTTTCAAACTCCTTGTAGCGCTTACGGTATAGACTTCCTTCAGAGTCTATCCCTCCCCATTGGGCAACTAATGATTTGGCATAAGCTATCCCGTATGCCTTTTGTGACTTCTCCTCCGTAGTTGCTAGTGGGTCTGGAAAAGCAGATTTCTTTTGATTGTTCATCGTTTCGCTGAATCGTTATCAACTGCAAATATAACGCTTTTATCAACGCTGGATTGACTTGCCCTTACGGAAGAAGGTCTTGTTGTCAAACTTGGCTTTCTCCTTCTTCTTCTTGGTGCGCTGGGCAGCTAGTAACGCCAGCCCAGAGGAGATGGTAAGGTCATACTGTGTACGGTTGTCTATACGGAAATTAATCCAATCCTCTAGCGTCCTATTGAAGTACATCGGCATATAGTCCCCGTTATCATTCATACCCACGTGGTCGTGAATAAAAGACTCTATCGCCTGTGCGTGGGCCTGTATAACGTCCTGTGAGTTAGACGGGATACCCTTAGTCTTAACAGCTACTCTAGCTGTTGACTTAAGGTGATCGGGTCTGTCCATCAGATACTCATCGTACCCTCTGGTCTCAAAGTACCTAGCTATACCGTACTTGTTATTCTCTATTAGTATTTTATACCCGTAGTACACGGCAGCCATCAGCACATCCTCGTAGAATATTCTAGCTAATGGTGGACGTGAGGCATACTCTAACACAAACATATTAGAGGGGTGCGCCATATTAAACTTGTTGTATAGATGGTAGGCTCCCTTAGAGCCTCTACCATCAACGGTAGCATCTAGGTCATAGCTATCCACGCCACCTACGCCAAGCCAATCATTACCCGGAGCCTTCTTACCGCGCTCTATAACTACCTTGTTACGCAGCTCTACGGGTGGCAACCACGCCACACGGAACCTGCCGTTATCATCGGGTCTAAAGATGACCTGTGTATCCTGCTTACCGTTCTCCCAAACAAAGTTACCACGCACAACAGGCTGTGGATAGAGGTCTTGATTGTACTCTATTTGCTCGTAGATCTTAGCAATGTTAAACAGGCTAGATTTAGTAGAGTCCCTGAAGGCTTCCTCTGCGGTAAAAGGGAACTGACGTATTGTTTCGTTAAGCTCATTGCTGTCACCTGATAATCCTTTGCGTTCATTCTTTAGGTATGTTTTTGCACCTATCTCAATAAGCTCATCGTCAATACCCATAACTGGCTCGTCAGGGTTTTCTACTACAGGGTTACCATAAATATCAAAGAACCCTTCTAGCGCTTCGTA